ATCATCACATTCCATTCTCGATTAGTACGCGTGTAACATATATTATGAACTATGGTATAAGACGCTTTTAATAAAGCGCGGAAAAAAAACTTAACAATATGGCAGATATATCAAATTGGGGAAACTCGCTATTAAGTGGAGCGGTAGGAATGATCGGAGGAGCAATCTCTGATCGTAGAAACTACAAAAACCAACTAAAGCTGATGGGACAGCAACATCAATATAACAAAGAAATGGGAGAAATCAACCAAAACTATGCAAAAGAAATGGCTATGATTAACAATCAGTATGCATTAGGAATGGCAAAAGAATCCCATAACATGAACAAGGATATGTGGAATTATACCAACTACGAAAATCAAGTAGCACACATGAAAGCAGCAGGACTAAATCCAGCACTACTATACGGAAACGGTGGTGGAGGCGGAGCGACAGCAACAGGAGGAACGGCAATGCCAGGACAAGGGTCTCCAGGATCAGCGCCAGGAGGAGCAGGACCTCAAGCAATAAAATCACAAATTATAGAAGGCACAGGAATGGGGATACAACTCGGCCTTATGAATGCCCAAAAACGCAATTTAGAGGCCGATGCAGCCAAAAAAGAAGCCGATGCAGCCAAAACAGCAGGAGTAGATACCGAACTCGCTAAAACAGCAGCAAAACTCAACGAGGCAAGAATCGAAAATACCAATATGTCAACCGAAGAGATAGCAGCTAAGGCAAAAATGTGGGGAGATACCTCTACAATGCTATGGCAACAGGCACGAAAATATGCATCAGAAGCTGACTACAACGAGAAAACGATGGATACAAGAATCGAAAAAGCAGGATATGAAACAATGGGAAGCCTATTGGGAAACATGGAGACCATCGCAAGAACTCAATTTACAAAAACACAAACAGATGCAATAGCAGAAAACATAGCAATAGCATGGTATAATGCGGGAACAAACAGAATGAATGCAACAACAGCAGCAGACCATGTAGCAAATGAACTCTTTAAAACAACGGGAGAGCTCGACATAAAGCAAAAACAATTGCTGAAAGATTGGATATATCAAGGAGTGCATGCAGGAGTAGCGCTATTGGAAGGCGTAACTGATCTTGTAAAAGTAAAAGCACTGATAAAAGCAGCAGCAAAAGGTGTAAAAGAAGTAATCCGAAAACAACACAACAAGGAAGGCAAAGAGGATTGGAACGAAACATGGATCAAAGAAATATTCAAAGAATAATGTGTTTATATCCAAAACTAATCAAAAACAAAAGATACATGTCAACAAAAAAGAACAAGGGGGTTGTTCCCCCTTGTCCCGATGAAAGACTAAGATACGTAACAGCAGCATGCGGAAAATGCTACGAATGTAGAAAGCAAAAAGGAAGAGCATGGCAAGTAAGACTAAGCGAAGAGGTAAGAAACGATCCAAACGCAATATTTGTAACATTAACAATAAGTGATGAATCATGGGAAAAATTAAGAAAAAAGTATTCATACTCCTTAGAAGACGACTACATAAAGAAAATGGTAAGATTATTCTTAGAACGTATCAGAAAAGAGACAAAAAAATCAGTAAAACACTGGTTAACGACGGAAAGAGGCGAAAAAAATACAGAAAGATACCACCTACATGGATTGATTTGGGGAGACAAAAATGGGATATTAACAACACGCCATTGGCAATATGGGTTTGTATATATAGGCGAATTCGTCAACGAAAGGACATGCAACTATGTTACAAAATATATCACAAAACGAGACGAAAAACACAAGGACTTCGAACCTATTACGTTATGCAGCGCAGGAATAGGTAAAGGATACCTAAGTCGATCGGACTCTGAATTAAACAGGTTCCGTGAAGGTAAAACAACTGAAACGTATCGACTCAGGAATGGAACAAAACTAAATCTACCAATATATTATAGAAATAAATTATATACTGATGAAGAAAGAGAAAAACTATTCCTGCAAAAAATAAAAAAAGGAAAAGTATGGATATGTGGCCGAGAATGTAACATAAAAGATTGGAAAACATACTCTCAAATACTAAAAGAAGAACAAATCAAAGCGAAACAACTACACGGAGATTCTCCAATTGATTGGGATATCGCTAAATATAAAAGAAAGCTCACACGGCAACAAAAATAAAGCCCTGTGGGCTTTTTGTCTCTGACAGGTCGGTCTCGCCCGACTGGCGACGAGCTATCGTTAGCTCGACCACGGAAGAGGCACGCCTACCGGCGGCTGCTGCGCTATATGTTAAAGTAATGTTAAAGTACGGAAAAAGCTTGCGTATATAAAAAACAATGCCGATATTTGCAATGTAATCAAAAAAAAACTAATTAAAAAAGGAGGTAAATATGAGAAAAAATTATTTTTATAACGTGGTACTTAAAGATGCAATATCCAGAGAAGAACGAACAATAATAATAAAAGAAACAAGTATGCTAAATGCATTACTATCAACAGATAAAATAAAAAGCGTTTATGAATATATATTAAAAATAGAAATGATAAAATTATGAAAAAGATTTGGAAATGGAAACTGACAATTACATTTGTCACGGGAATGAGTTTAGAAACAGAAGTAAAAGCAGAAAGTATTAAAAAGGCAATCGCATCAATAGAATACACTGCAAAAAAAATGAACGGTGAAATAACCAGTATTCAAAAAGGAGAAGAATGTGAGAACAAAAATCAAGGACATTAAAGTAATTGACGGAGATAAGATGCTATACACTCTATACATGTATAACAACAGAATCTTTGAGCTACAGATAAAAAGTTACAATACAGGATATTGCAGACACTTAAAAAGCAAGGAAGCAATAGTAGCATTCTTAGTAGATATACACACAAGAAAATATCTCGCATTCAAAGAAGCAGTTGAAAAAATCACATGGGAAGAGATAGACAATCTGATAAACGAAAAATTTAAAGAAGTAGAATACAACAATGGTGTGCAATTAAAAATTTGGAAATGAAAAAAGAAATATGGGGGATTATAATCAAAGCAGCTATTGCTATACTTACAGTTATTTTAACATATTTAGGAATAACTGGATGTACAATGTCTATGACTATATCTAAAAACAATCAAGGACAAACATCAACAAAAATCGAGTCAACTAACCGTGCAGACAGCACAAGTATAAACCTTTACAATAAATAATATGAATAGATATAATATAATATTCAAAAAATCAATACCAATACTTACTGTTCCAATTTCGCACAAAACAGTAAAAATAATAGACCATATACGCGCAGAAAACATAGAAAAAGCCATTGAGTCAATAAAAAGAAAACATGGCAAAGGAATATGGATAATTAAAATAGAAGATTGTAATAATAATTAATACTTAAAAAAAATGGAAGAAAAAGAAGGAACTCTTGAAGGAATTGATTTTAAGGATTTGTTCGTCATAAGAGCAATAAGTCCCGAAAGTGAAGAATGTTTCATAACATTCGGAGATTATAAAGCATCGCCAAAAACCTATTCCAATCATGAAGAAGCAGAAAAGGCTATCGAAAACAAAGATTGGAATCTAATAGCAACAGCGATAGCAATACAAGTAAAACATGCCATTAAATTAAATAAGGAGGAAAAAAAATGATCACACGTAACATAGGAAAAAACACATTGGGCGACAACAACAAAATGAAGGTACACCTAAAAACCTATAATCGCTCAACTCACAACTTAAGCACAGTATTTAGAAATACACAAAGTGTAGGAACGCTTGTACCATTCATAAGCATACCAATGTGTAAAGATGATACATTTAAAATCAGACTAACACCAAATGTATTAACGCATCCAACAATAGGACCATTGTTCGGAAGTTTTAAACTGCAAAATGACATATTCTTCTGTCCATTCAGATTGTACAACAGTTGGTTACATAACAACAAAAACAAGATAGGACTGAACATGAGTCAGATCAAATTACCAAAAGTAACATTGACAGCGTATAAACAATATCCAACCGATGTAAAAAAAGATAATCCATTACAACCATCAAGCCTACTCACATACTTAGGAATCAGTAACGTAGGTATGATAAACGGAAATGAGCCATATACACAAAGAAATTTTAATGCCGTACCAATGCTGGCATATTACGACATATTCAAAAATTACTATGCCAACAAGCAAGAAGACAAGTTCTATGTAAGAAACTACAAAAACATAATTTCGAGCACTTCGGGATGGACGAAATTAACAAGCGGAAGTCAAAATCAAATATGGAACGAGTTACAAGTAGATAGATTCCAAGAGTTAAGATCCATGGGAATAGATACAGACATAAAAGTCGTAACAAGCGAAGAAATATCAAGAGACGAGTTCGAGGCAAAATGTGAAATATACTACGCTTACAAAAATAAAGGCGCAGCAAATAATCTGTATACCTTTAGTTGGATACCATTAACTACGTATTTCGACTATGTAGGCTACGCTACATCAACTAAAACGTTCACATACAGAGTAAAGAGGACAGAAGCAAATAGAACCTCCATACCATTCATGGGAATACGCGTTCAAATAGGAAGAAACACCGCACAAATGCTGGATGACATAGACACCATACGCGAAGATATCTTAGCAACTCCGGGTAACAGAAATTGGATATTCCAAAACAGAGAAGGACAAGAAGACAAAATTCCGTTCATGAATTTCCTTATGAATCAAAGTTCAAACAATGTAGACGGTGGAGGGTTCTTATTTAGCCCAGAATGGGGACTTGTAACAAAAACATACCAGAGTGACCTATGTCAAAATTGGATCAATACAGAATGGTTGGACGGGGACGACGGTATAAATCAAATCACAGCAGTAGCAGTAGAAGACGGTAAATTCACAATCGACGCGCTAAACCTTGCGAACAAAGTATATAATTACTTAAACAGAATCGCAGTATCAGACGGATCATACAGAAGCTGGCTTGAAACAACATGGACGGGAAGCTATACAGAAAGAACCGAAACACCAATCTATTGCGGAGGAAGCAGCGCAGAGATTATATTCCAAGAGGTAGTATCAACATCAGCAGCAACCGATGAACCATTAGGTACACTTGCAGGTAGAGGAATCGACAGCAACCACAAAGGCGGATATGTAACAGTAAGAGCAACAGAACCCGGATATTTAATCGGGATTACAAGCATCACACCGAGACTAGATTATACACAGGGAAATCAGTGGGATGTAAATTTAGACTCGATCGACGATTTACACAAACCTGCCTTAGACGGCATCGGATTTCAGGATTTAAGTGCTGAATTGCTACATGCAGGGACAACACAGATCAATACCATCAATGATACGATATCACAAAAATTCATTGGAAAGCAACCTGCATGGATTGATTATATGACAAATATCAACAGAGCGTACGGAAATTTTAGGACAAATGAAAACTTTATGATTCTGTCAAGAAAATATTCGTTGGATTATACGACTGATAATATCAAAGATTTAACAACATACATTGATCCCGAATTATACAACGGAATCTTCGCAGATCAAAGCTTCGACGCACAAAACTTTTGGGTACAAATTGGAGTAGAAATCGAAGCAAGACGGTTAATGAGTGCAAAAATCATACCTAACTTATAATGTCACACGTGAAACAATTTTAAAATAATATTAACATGAAATATCCAAAAAAATATACAAATCCTGTATTAGCAGATTATGCAGACGCAGAGTTAATCGAAGGGGAAAGGATTGAAGATAAAGTTCGCAGACTGATGGACGAAAAAAGTCCTATCAACGACGGAGCTCCAATCATATACACTGAAAGAAAAGATGGAGTATTACCAGCGTATGATATCAGAACCGACAGATGGGAAATAGCACAAAAAGCTATGGAGGAAAATATGAAAGCGATCTCGGCAAAAAGAAAGCATGATTACGATGCAGTACTTACCGGAGAAAAGAAGGATGCTATGAGCGGAAACAAAGACATCGATGGCGGAGCGACAGAGGCATCCGCGTAGGTTACCCGACGAACGGTGGGGATAGTAAAAAATCCCCACCATTCTCGATTAGTACGCGTGTAACATATATTATGAAC